AAACCTATTATCTAAAAAGGTAATTAAAGAAGTTGATGGTTTTATAAAAATATATTTTTTAGATGAACAGTTTGAAAATGCTTTAAATAAAAGTGAAAAAGCAAAAGATGCAGTTGCTAAAAGATGGGCAAAACGTAATTCAGAAGTAAATCAATCGAATAACGAAAGTAATACGAACGTATTACAACCGAATAACGAAAGTAATACAGAAGAGAATAGAATAGAAGAGAAAAGAGAAGAAAAGAAAAATATTACATTTAATTTTCGCTCCGCTCTTATATCTTTTGGCTTTAATTCTGATTTAGTGAGTGAATGGTTAAAGGTTAGAAAAGCAAAAGGAGGTATAAATACTGAAACTGCTTTTAATAGATTTATATCTGAAGTTGAAAAGAATGGTAATGATAAAAATTACATACTTCAAAAATGTGTTGAAAATAGTTGGAAGGGTTTTGAAAGTAAATGGTTATTGAATGAAACTATTTCACAAAAAGAAAGTAATAATAATTCTAACTTTTTTAAAATTACATTATGAAAACATTTATTGATTGGAATACATTACAACTAAAAAAACATAGTGGTAAAGAACCTGTAAGATGTCCTGCTTGTGATGAAGCAAGAAGCGACAAAAAAGATAAATCTTTAAAAATAGATCATAACAGAGGTTTTGGGAATTGTTTTTACTGCGAAGCTTTAACGATTAGAGATAAAGCAGAAACAAAGTTTCAAGATAAAGTTTATACTTTTCCAAAACAAGAATGGAGAAACTATACTAATTTGCCTGATAAACTTGTAAAATGGGTATGGAGTGAAAGAATGATTTCTCAAAATACTTTAAACCAATTTGAGATAACACAAGAAGAAGTTTATTTTCCGCAAACACAAAAGAAACAAAACGCAATAGTGTTTAATTACTTTGAAGGTGAAACGTTGGTAAATAAAAAATATAGGGGAGTAGCTAATATCAACGGAGAAACAAAAAAACTTTTTACATCTCATTCTGGTGGCAAGCCAATTTTTTATAATATTAATTCTATTATTGGTTTAGATGAGGTTTACATAGTAGAAGGTGAATTTGATGTTTTAGCACTTTACGAAATAGGAATTAAAAACGTTATTAGCCTTCCAAACGGTGCAAATGATAACGATGACTTTTGGATTAATTCAGAAAAATATTTAAAAGACGTTAAAAAATTTATTATTGCAGTCGGGAGAATTGATTAAAACCATAAAAAACGAAAAGAGATTTAGTATAGGTGGAACGTTTAATTCATTTGATTTACTAGATGAGACTTTAAGGCTGTATAATGATGGTTTACCAAAGACTATTTATCCTAAATCTGAAATGTTTAGAGGTTTAAACGAAAACTTTTCTATTATGATGGGTCAATTAACAGTAGTTACGGGTATTCCCTCACATGGAAAAAGTAGTTTTGTTGATTGGTATTGCTTAAATCTAGTCAAAGATTACAATTATAAACTATCAATTTTTTCTCCTGAACACAATCCTTTAGGTTTATATAATTCTAAATACACAACCTTGGCAATTGGTAAACCTTTCTGGGGTGCAAATCGAATGAGTGAAACAGATATTTACGATTATACAGAATGGAGTAGGGAAAAACTATATTACACAACCGCAGAGGACACTATTACACCAGATTGGGATTGGTTACTAAATAAGTTCAAAGAACAAATGTACACGTATGGTATTAACCTTTTTATCATAGATGCATGGAATAAGGTTTTAATGCCAAAAGGTATGAGAGGTAAAGAAGCAATTGATGAAATTTTAACACGAATAACTTCTTTTTGTATTCAAAATAACGTACATATTTTTTTAGTTGCACACCCTACTAAGATGAAAAAAAATGAAAAGACTGATAAGTTTGAAGTTCCAGATTTGTATGATGTAAGTGGCTCCGCTGATTTTCGTAACCAAACACACAACGGTTTATGTGTATATAGGCATTTTGGGGATGAGAATGAAAATGAACACACACTAGTAATTAATTTAAAAACAAAGTATGATTTTCAAGGTAAAATAGGTTCTTTAACTAAATTCAATTGGAATAATAACAATAGAAGATTTTACACGGATGGAACTGAAAGCAACTATAATTTAATTAATAATAGAATGAATAAAGAAATAGAAGTAACTAATTATTTTGAACCTAATACTGAATTCGATGCACCATTTTGATAAAGAGCTTATGTTAATGTATCATTCTAAATTAATAGAGAATGAAAGCCTAAAAAAAGAAAATAAAGAGTTGATTAATTTAAGGGAAAACTTAGAGAAACAGATCCACTATTTAGAAAATGAAATAAAAAAATTACAAGAAAGTAACTTATATTAAAAATTAAAGTTATATTTGTAGAAACAAAAACGAAAAGCAATGGAAACAATTAAAAACATTTTGATTAAAGGAATAGCAAAAAAAGGAAATTCTTTTAAAATAACTTTCACTGATTTATTAAAAGAATCTAATACAAATGAAATTGATCTTTGTATAGCATTGAATTCAATCACTCAATTTAATGCATGGGACTTAGTAATAAATTAGAATATAAATCTGAAACAGGCACAATAAGAAAAATATTGTGCTTTTCAGAATGCAAAAGATTTGCATATGTAGAATGCAAATATATAAATGGTAAAATAATAAATAAATGGTTTTGGTCTTGTCATAGATTATTTAAAACGAAAAATTATGATAACAAGTGAAATTAAAGAAAACGTGACTAGTTTACTAAGAAGATACCCAGAGACTAGGGATTGTGATATGAAACTAGTTGCAAAGTATTGGAGGTATTACGATGGATTTCAGTCTATTTTAGATATTCATCACTCTAACGTTACCCACTTTGAAAGTATAAGGCGAATTAGGCAAAAGTTGCAAGAACAAAATGAAGAGCTTAGAGGGTTAAGGTATAAGACTAGAAAGAATAAGTTAGAGAAAGAAGTAAGGGAATTAATTAAAAATGATTAAGAAATTACACATACTTTTTAGACGTATAGACGAACTTTTTAACCTTCCTTATGGTACAAGTAAGATAGCAATAAAAGAACGCTTACAAATAGAAAGTATAAGCAAATTAGAACATGAAGATTTAAGCTACTTATTAAGGTATGTAGATAATATTTTACTAGAAAATGGAATTGATATAGATGAACAATAGAAACATAAAACAAAAGAAATGCAGATATTGCGAAACTCTTTTTTATCCAATTAGAACTACAGCTACCGTTTGTTCGTGGGAATGTGCCAACTTACTAGCCAAAGAAAAAAGCGAAAAAAAGGAAAAGAAAGAATGGAATGTAAGAAAAAAGGAATTAAAAGAGGGGTTGATGAGTTTGCAAAATTGGATTAAGATTGCACAAACACACGTTAATACCTATGTTAATTTAAGAGATAATGGTAAACCTTGCATAAGTTGTTTTAAGCCTATTAGAGGGCGTGTAAATGCATCTCATTACTTTAATGCTAATAACCATTGGAACGTTAGATTTAATGAAGATAATATACACAGCAGCTGCATCACTTGTAACCAGTACTTATCGGGCAACTTAATTAATTACAGAATAGGTTTAATTGAAAGAATAGGCTTAGATCGTTTAGAATATTTAGAAAGCATAGCAAATGAAACTAGAAAGTTTACTATTCCAGAGGTTAAAGAGATAATTGAAATGTACAAAGAAAAAGTTAAAACATTAAAAAATTATTAAAAACATAACTTTTATTTTGCAGATAAGTTATTTATTTGTATATTTGTTGTATAATTTAAAAATAAAGAAAGATGAAAATTTATGAAAAGCTACTCAATGCAAAGAAAAGCATTGGTAAAGTAAAGAAGACAATGCGAAACGGTCACTTTAAAAGTACTTACGCAGATATTAATTCTCTTTTAGAAGTTGTTGAGCCTGTTCTATTAGAAAATGGTTTATTGTTGTTACAACCTATAATAAACAACAAAGTAATTACTCAGATAATTGATGTTGAAACAGGGGATAAAATTGAATCTATAATTGAATTAGATGGTAACCTTAACCCCCAGCAACGTGGGTCTCAAATAACGTACTATCGTAGGTATAGTTTACAGAGTGCTTTAAGTTTGGAAGTAACAGATGACGACGGTAACACAGCGAGCCAAAACATTACTAAGGTTAAACCAGCACTAAATGACAAAGGATTTTCACAAGCAATTGAAAGAATTATTAATGGTGAGGTTGAAATAGTAGCGAAGTTGAAAGAAACTTACATACTTACAGCACAACAAGAAGTTGAATTAAACGAAGTATTAAAATAATGGAATACGATATAGACTACATTCAATATGAATACGAATTTAAAAAATATTACTATGAAAATCAGATGCAGTTCACTTCCTAAAATCATAACTTCCCCACGTACTAAGGGGGAAGTCTTATCTGAGACAGCAAAGTCAGAAATGATAAAGATAGCTAAGGAGGACTTTTACGGGTATAGCTCCCAAATGACAAATAAATACGTTGAAAAGGGTATAGAAGTAGAAGATAAGTCAATAGAGCTATTAAACGTAGAGACATTCCCTGCTTTACCAAGTGATATAAATATCAAAGACTACGAAATGCAATTAAGGGGTTACATGATGTTATACAACCGTTCAAAGGCTAGCGTATGTTATTGTATGGTTTCAACTCCAGAGGGCTTGACAATGTACGAAAACAAGTTATTGCATGAAGTAGAACATATTGATCCTTTTGCACGTGTTACGATGCTATCAATTGAAAGAGATTTAGAGATTGAGAAACAAATAGAGGCTAGGTGTAAAGCAGCGATTGAGTTCTATTATGATTATATTCGACAACTAGCAAATAAAAACGTATGAGAACAATAATTGGAATAATTTGTTTCTTTTGTTTATCTTCATTTTACGAAAGCACATGGTACAACCTAGAAGGTAATATAACCAAAAGCGGTGAGGTGTTTAAAAGTAACGGAATGACTTGTGCCTCAAATAAATTCCCTATCGGTGCAATACTGAAAGTAACTAACAAGGAAAATAAACGGTCGGTAATAGTTCGAGTAAATGACTGTGGAAAAATGAAAGATAATGTAATCGACTTATCAAAAGGAGCATTCAAGAAAATAGCAAAGTTAGAAGATGGACGCATAAATGTCCGAGTATCAATAATTAAATGGAAATAAAAATGGGAATTCGAGAACTACAAAAACAAATCCATAAAAATGCAATAAGCAAGGGATTTTATGACAAAGGTCAAAACTTCGGAACATCGTTAATGCTGGTTGTTTCAGAGTTAGGTGAATGTATAGAAGCACACCGCCAGAATGATTGGTGTGATATTAAAGCGTTCAATGAAGTAATGGTAAACGAAACATTTGACTTTGAAACGTGCTTTAA